AGTCTATGAGCCACAACAGACGATCTACCAGAAGCAGAACTTCGGACCAGAGCTTGAGTGAAACTAAACTAGATTTGAATAGATTCGATGGCGAAACCAAAGGGATCTCCTAAGACCGGCGGCCGGCAAAAGGGCACGCCGAACAAGCTAACGGCACAACTGAAAGACGCGATCCTTGAGGCGGCAACGTTGGCCGGAAACGAGGATGGGCTAGTTGGATACCTGAAGACCCAAGCGAGCGCTAACCCTGGGCCGTTCATGGCCTTGCTGGGCAAGGTGCTCCCGATGCAGATTTCAGGTGACGAGGATAATCCTCTTGTTGCCATAAACAAGATTGAGCTGATCGGTGTCCGCCCTACAGATCAGGATACCTGACAAGCTAGTTGAGGTCTTTACCGGCAAGGCGATGTATCGCGGCTCCTACGGGGGGCGCGGCTCAGCCAAGACCAGGACCTTCGCCAAGATGGCTGCTGTACGTGGTGCCATGTTTGGAGATGCGGGCGTTAACGGCGTTGTGGTTTGTGGCCGTGAGTTCATGAACTCGCTGGCCGACTCCTCATTTGCTGAAGTCAAAGCAGCGATTGGTGAGGAGCCTTGGCTAAGTGCCAAGTACGATGTGGGCGAGAGCTACATCCGGACCAGGGATGGCCGGGTAGAATTCGCATTCATTGGGCTGCGTCGAAGCCTGATGAGCCTCAAGTCCAAGTCAAGAATCCTGATCCTCTGGGTGGACGAGGCCGAGCAGGTCTCGGAGGATGCCTGGATGATCGTTGACCCGACCGTCCGTGAGGAAGAGTCGGAGATCTGGGTCACCTGGAACCCGGCGCGGAAGAAGAGCGCAACGCATATGCGGTTTCGCGCCGACCCGCCGCCGATGTCCAAGATTGTCGAGATGAACTGGCGGGATAACCCGTGGTTTCCCTCGACGCTGAACATCAAGCGCCTTCACGATCAAGAGAAGCGCCCGGACCAATACGAGCACGTCTGGGAGGGTGATTTCGTGACTGTGGTTGAGGGTGCCTACTACGCCAAAAGCCTATCACAGGCTCGCCTAAAGGGCAGGATTGGCAATCTAAGCGCCGACCCATTGATGACCATGCGGGCCATCTGGGATATCGGCGGCACCGGGGCGAAGGCCGATGCCTGTGCTATCTGGATAGCGCAGTTCGTTGGGCGAGAGATCCGGGTACTGGACTATTACGAGGCGGTTGGTCAGCCGCTTGCGACGCATGTGCAATGGTTGAGGGAAAATGGTTACGGGAAGGCCTATTGCATCCTCCCACATGACGGCGCGACCAATGACAAGGTTTTCGATGTCTCTTACGAGAGTGCGTTAAGGGCGGCCGGCTTTGATGTTCGGGTGGTGCCGAACCAGGGCAAGGGTGCCGCGAAGATGCGGATCGAGGCGGCAAGGCGCCTGTTCCCCAGCATCTGGTTCAACAAGGACACGACCGAGCCGGGGCGCGATGCGCTTGGCTGGTATCACGAAAAGAAATCAGATGACGAGCGCAATGTCGGGCTTGGCCCTGAACATGACTGGTCATCGCACGGCGCGGACGCCTTTGGGCTTATGTGCGTCGCCTATGAACAGCCTGAGGATCAGGAAGAAGATGACGAAGACGACCGCGACCACGGGCGCTCAAGGGTTACCGGATACTAATGAGCGGTATGTGGTCATTGCTCCGACCAGGCCGCTTATTGCGCAAGATGCCAGGGCGTTTGCGCAAAGCATCCTCGACATGATCGAACGTGGGCGCTCAAGGGTGACGGGCTACTGATGGCCTATACCTCAGAGACCAAAAAGGAAAAGGCGCCGGCCCTCGCCAAGACGCTTGCCAAGCTGGTCGAATACGAGCAATCGGAGAACATCGCCGAGCTGATCCGTGAGCGTGGGTCCGAAGGGGATGCACTGCTTGAGAAGATCGGCTACGAAGTAGAGCACAAGTTCAAGATCGACCAGCAGTCCCGCTCTGAGTGGGAGGCCACAGCCAAGCGGGCGATGGACATTGCCCTTCAGGTCCGCGAGCCCAAGAACTACCCGTTCGAAAAAGCAGCCAACATCAAATACCCGCTGGTGACGGTTGCTGCGCTGCAATTCGGAGCAAGAGCCTATCCTGCGATTGTGGACGGACAGCGCATTGTCAAGGCGCAGATCGTCGGGTCTGACGATGGCGTTCCCCAGATCAACCCGGACACCAAGGATCCGCTGGTAGACCCGCTGAGTGGCGAGCCTGTCTGGGCCAAGCCGCCTGGCGAAAAGCGCAAGAAGGCCGAGCGCGTCTCTCGCCACATGAGCTATCAGCTCCTGAACGAGATGACCGAGTGGGAAGAGGATACCGATGTCCTCCTGCATCACATTCCCATTATCGGCTGTGCCTTCCGCAAGGTCTATCGCTCTGAGGAATTGGGCCGCAACAAGTCGGAAATGATTGCGGCGGTTGACCTTGTAGTGAACCAGAAGGTCCGATCGCTGGACGAGGCGCCGCGGGTTACGCATGTCATCATGCTGTACCCGCACGAGATCGAGAACAAGAAGCGGGCCGGCATCTATCTGGATGTTGACCTTCCCGTGGCTGCGGTTGAAGGGAACGACGGCTCGGACGATGAGGCGCCGCATTGTTTCATCGAGCAGCACTGCTATTGGGACCTGGACGGCGACGACTACAAAGAGCCGTACATCGTTACCGTACACAAGGATTCGTGCAAGGTTGTTCGCATTGTCGCCAATTACGCGATGGACAAGATCAAGGACAACGGCAAGCGCATCATTTTCATTCCGAAAGAGCAGTATTTCGTCAAATACTCGTTCATTCCTGATCCGAAGGGCGGGTTCTACGATATCGGATTCGGCAAGCTGCTTGAGAGCCTTGGCGAGACGATCGACACCACCATCAATCAGATGCTGGACGCCGGGCATGTGCAGAATGCTGGCGGCGGGCTGATCGGGACGGGCGTTCGCTTAAAGAAGCAGAAGCTAACCATGTCGCCTGGCATGTATCACCAGGTTGAGGTGAGCGGGGATATCAGGGCGTCTGTCTATCCCTTCCAGCACGCAGGCCCGTCGCCTGTGCTGTTCCAGCTCCTTGGGCTGATGATCGACGCCGCCAAGGACATCACGGCCACCAAGGACATACTGACGGGTGATTCCGGGGGCAAGGTCCAGACCGCGACAACCACGCTTGCCTTGATTGAACAGGGCCTGAAGGTATTCACGGCGATCTATAAGCGCATCTTCCGCGCGATGAAGGACGAGTTCAAGCTGTTGTTTGAACTGAACTCAAAGTTCATCGATGAGAAGCAGTACTTCACCTTCAACGACGAGCAGGAAGTCGTTGAGGCGAACGATTACGACATATCTGCGATGGACGTGTGCCCGGTTGCTGACCCTGCGATGGTTACCGACATGCAGCGGCAGGCGCAAAGCCAGCTTCTGTTGCAGGTGGCCGAGCACCCGGCGCTTGGTCCGTTGCAGGACGGCCAGGAGGTATTACGCAGGGTCTATGACGCGGCCCGCATTGTCGAGCCTGAGAAGCTGATCAAGAAGCAGGATCCGGCAGCCGCTCAGATGCAGCAGCAGGCGGCGGTTACCGAGATCGACAAGGTGGCCTCTGAGGCTGAGCGCAACAGGGCGGCGGCGCAAAAAGACCTCGCTACTGGCGCTAAGACAGCCACCGAGACGCAGTTGATGCCGGCGCAGATGCAGCTAGACGCGCATGCGCAGGACATGGAAGACGCGCATCGGGACATGGATCGCGAGAAGGAAATGGTCAACGCCGCGGAGGATCGCGCGATGGGCCGTGAGCAGATGAAGGCCAAAGAGAAGAAGAAAGAGACGGCGTGAACGTAGTCGTTTTCAAAGACGAGGTGTTTGGAACTGAGAAAATGGTTCCGGCATCATGCCCATGCTGCGCAAAGTGTTGGATAGTCGTTGAAAGCCAAAAGCGCACGATCGGTAAGTGCATCTATGGCGGGCCATATCGCGGCTACGTTGATGTGCCGGAATGATCGACCGCGATATGTTCGAGG